GACGGCCATTCAGAATTAACAATAGTAGATTTCAAAACTTATGGAAAAGATACAGATAAACCAGAAAAATATTTACAGGATCATTTATTACAGATAGGTGCGTACAATGAGGGGTTATATGAAAAAACTGGAGTTCGAGCAAAAAGAGGATTGATATGTATAATAAGAAAGAACGGATTACAGCTTCGTTGGGTAACTGCTATGGAGCTGATAGGTTGTGGTGCGTTATTTAAGGAAAAGGTTGCAGAATTTCAAGATATGGTAAAAAACGATCAATTAGTAGCAGCTTAATAAGGTTTAGAAAAATCTTGATTGGTAATCATAATCCATTGTCCTTCTCCTGTTTTTTTTGAAGGAGCGATATATGTGAAACAATCTTCTGTAGGAGGATAGTAAAAAACTTGTCCATCATAAGGATTTTTAGGAAAGTTAATCCAGTTGTTGTTCGGCATCATCAATCTCATGTTGTTTTTTAGCGACTTCGCTATTGATAGTTTGAGCTAATATATATGGCTCATATTTTAAGTCTAGGTCAAGAGACTCTCTGGCATATTGAAAGTCATCAATATTACCAGAAAGATAGTCCTGATCTAGTGCGGAACGTTTTATTTGATATTCGTAGTATTTACCTTTAGGCATTAGTCTTTTTGCTCCCAATCTACATGAAATTCATCAACATCTTTTTTATCAACTTCGTATAGATCAGAAAATTCCCAATCTCCATCAGTATCGTAAGAAAAATCTCCTCCATCAAAGTTCCTCCAGTGTTCATAAACTTTATCTTTATCTACATTATCTGGTGTAGTTATATAAAGATGATGACAAGTCATGGAAGTGACTGTTAGTTTGTAGTGTTTACTCATTTTTAACTCCTATAGTTTTGAATGTTTACCTTTTTCTATGAACCAATCAAACTTTTCAATCGTATTTTTACAATTTTGACAATATAAAAATGACCAAGAAAGATGATAGATAGTTTGAATTGAATTACACTCAGGACATTTTATTAATGCTCCTGAGTATCTTTTACACCTAGAGTAACGTGTCATTGGAACGAAATCAGGCATGGTTTACCTCCAAAAGTTTCTTTTCTTTATTAGTTAGACATTCGTAGTGAACTCTATAAGCTCCATCATCAAATTCATCAACAAATTCATCTGGCCGATAAACATCATAAGGAGTAAAATCTTCATCACAATAAATTTTTTCATTGCAACGATCACATTCGTGGAAGTTACACTCTGGACATAACCAACCGATATAGTTATCATTATCGGCTGGTATTCTGTTAACGAAAAGTCCAGTTCCAAAAGAAGTGGAGCGTAGACATTCGACACACTTGTCTCCTATATCTACTTGTTTACATTGCATAGTCATACAAACCTCCTTCCATGAGACTCACTTTTCATTTCTAACATTCTTTGATTTTTTACATAAAGTGGTTCAGAGTAAGAATTATTATATGCTTCTAATTCAGCATCACTAGGTTCGTAATCAATAATAGATTCGATAGCTTCCACAGCATCATAAATATTATCCCAAGTTGGTACATTGTATTCAGCATCACAAGGCCAACGACATTGTAGTTTTTCTTGTTCTTCAATGTATTCTTTAAGAATAATGAGTATAGAATCAAGTCTCATTTTGTAAGCTCCATGTAAGGTGAATCGAAATCGTCATAAAGGTAGGAGTTATCCTCCCACCAATCGACTATGTAATCAGAATCTAAAATAAAGAAAGAAGAATCAAACAGATCAGGATTCTGCTTCATGTAATCGTGATACCACTCTGCAAAGTATTCATGTAAATCTTCATGTACTTTGTAGTGTTCAGCAATTTCTTTTGCATGGTGGTGGCAGTAGAACTCAAAGTCTTGAGCGTTTTGGAGCGTTTCTTTCTCCTCCATAACTTGATTTGGTAGTGGGTTGTCAATCATAGTGTGTGTTCAATCCTGTTAATAAGTTTTTGTATGATGAGAAAAGAATCATCATTAGGTTCGTGATTACCTTGCAACTCATATAGAGCAGCAAGGATAGTATCTAATTCAAAGTTTGTAAAAATCATAATTCGCTAGCGAAATTCTCAGTTGAAAGTAATTTTTTTAAGGTAAGTG